TGGTTCGTCGTGTTGCTCGCGCCGTTGACAAGGCTTTCTTGTTAGGTGCAGGTTCCGGTTCTGATCCTGTTAAAGGATTGAGCATCTGGGCTACTAACACCACTGCTACTGGCAACACTGTTGTTGCGGGTATGAACGTTGCTAAGCTGCGCACATTGCGTCAAGGTTTGGGTGCTTGGGGTCTCGACCCAGCTGAAGTAATTTATATCATTAATACTGATACATATTACCAGTTGCTGGAAGACACAACCTTCCAAACAATGAACCAAGTTGGTACACAAGCTACACTGTTAACCGGTCAAATCGGTCAAATCGGTGGAAGCCCCGTGTTGGTTTCTGCAGAGTTCGCTTCACCAGGTACTGGTGTTGCAGGAGCTATTGCTGTTAACCCAGGCAACTTTATCGTTGGTAACCAGCGCGGTCTCCGCATTGATACCCAAGAATTGGTTGAAACACAGCGTCGCGTTATGGTGGCTAGCCTCCGTACCGGTATGACACGTGTTACTACTAACTTAGGTAACGCTGTTACAGCACACAAGTACACAGCAACCTGATTTGCTAATGTAATTGTTAACAAGACCCTTCGGGGTCTTGTTTTATAAAGGTATAATGTGCCTTTATAAAACAAGCGAGGTATTTATGGCAACAAATTTAGTAACAAAAGCAGAATACAAAGCTTACATGGGAATTAGCAGTGTTAACTCAGATGCAGAAATTGATTTATTAATACCCAAGGTTAGCGATTTAGTAAAAACATATTGCCGTCGTACTTTCATTGATTACTACGACGAGGCTAAGACAGAAGTATTTGATGGGGGCTTCAAACAGATCATCTTAAAAGAAACTCCAGTAGTCGCTGTTAATTCAGTAGCTTATAGTGCAGATTACGGTAAGACTTATACTAATCTTGTAAAATTTACTGACTATGTAGTACGTGACGATTACGTGCTTAGTTTAAGCCCTATGGGATTCTCAGAACAAATTAATGGTTATAAAGTAGTTTATTTTGCAGGATACGAAGTAGTACCTGGCGATTTAAAACTAGCAGTATTAGACTTAGTAGAGTACTATTCACGAAACAACGGTGCTGTACACAGTACTCGCGATTTAAATCCTAATACAACTCAAATTAACTACGTAGCTTCTAGTAATTTTCCTGCTTCGATTAAGCGTGTGCTTGATCAGTATATGGCGGACTTTACCTAATGGCTAAAGTAGGCCTTAAAGATCTTATTAATGATCTAGATCCTAATATACGTAAGGCTTTATCCGAAGAGTTGCGCCAAACTTTGAATAAGCGACCACACGTACTAGATATAAGTTATCGTGCTTTACGCATTAATAACCAACATCAGTATAGTGAAGAAGTATTTAAAGAAATTTACAATACTATGATCCAAATAGTTAGGGAAAAAGCTACACGTAAGTACAGTTCTATACAAGAGATACCTAGAAATTATTTTATGGGATCTCAGCCTTTCTTAGTGTACATCGATGGTGGTGATGGTCATAGATTATTAATGGCAAAATCTTTTGATGCTATTCGTAACTTTATTAGTGACAACGTAACTAACGATCCAAGATTAAAAGATACAATTTTTGGACAACGTATTAAGAGTCAAAAAGCTGTATTAAACAGAGCAGGAAAGCCCACTGGAGATGTAAAAACTGAATATGCTACTAATTTAGAATTAGGGCATATTGCTACAGGCGGCCAAGGCGAAGAATATTTAACTAGTCCTATGGCACAAAAATTACTTGGCTTACTGGACTATGGCGAACTAAACGGCAATACTCTTGTAACTCAATATGTTAGAGAAGCACTAGATAAAATTTACCAAATTCAAGCAGACGCAGAGTATACTTTTAAAAATACTACTCCTGAAGCACTGCAGGGCATTGAAAAAACTTTTGGCAAATTATTCGTGGTAGTTACGTTACACACATTTGACGTAAACCAAACGTTTTCAAATGAAGAAACAACAATATTTGCAGAGCTACAAAGAAAAATAGCTATGTTAGCTAGTAGGCCCCTAGTAGCTAGCTACATGAAAGACATGATGTCTTCTAATACTATGTTAGAAGACATTGAAGAAGCAATTGTTAGTATTACAAAAACTGGCAAAATAAATCTTAAACGACACATTCCTAAAAAAGGTGCTACGCCTAAAAAACAGGTCGGTAAAAAACAAAACTTACCTGCAAAACAAAAAATTATAGGTAAAACTAAAGCACCTAAAGAAACTCCTGAAAGCTCTGTAAACTTAATTAGTTTACAAAATATTCTAAATTCACAACTACAGGATGTTATTAGTGCTAATATGGGTAATGGTTCTAGTAAAAGCTTACTAAATTACAGAACAGGTAGATTTGCAAGTTCTGCAGAAGTAAAACGTTTGACTATAAGTAAAGAAGGTATGATAACTGCCTTTTATGATTATATGAAAAACCCTTATGGGACATTTAGTACTGGCGGCAATCAAGAGTACCCAAGATCAAGAGATCCCAAGTTGTTAATCTCTAAGTCAATAAGACAAATTGCTGCCCAAATAGTTAACAATAGATTAAGGGCCGTACTAGTATGAGCAGACGAATTAGTATTGTAAAAGCACTAGCAGAAAAATTAAAAACAATAGACGGAACTGCACCATATACTACAAATTTATATAATAACAGTTACGCAAAGCTAAAGTTTTGGGATGAAATACAGGACTTTCCAGCTGTGTACATTAGCCCAGGTACGGAAATGCGAGAATACCATCCAGGTGATTTTACCTGGGGACATATCAATATCAGTATCAAAGCTTATGTTAAGGATCAAGAAGATCCTCAATCTAGACTAGAAGAACTACTTTATGATTTAGAAACTTGCATCGATGCAAATCGTGTTTTAGTTTATGACCAAGATAGTAATCTGGAAACTACTGAAATTTTAATTCAGAGTATCATGACCGACGAAGGGCTATTGCTGCCTTATGGTGTTGGTGAGATAAATATACAGGTGCGTTACGCACTAACATAACGTTATATGGCACCAAAACAGATAAATGTCTTGTAGGTGTGCCTTACGTTAAAACTTAAAAAAAGGAATAACTATGGCAGTTAATTTAATTCGTAATAGTAGAGTCTTCTTTACTACAAACGTGGATAGTCAAGGACGTGTTAGGGCTGGACTTTACAAAGACGATGCTCAACCATTTTCAATATCTAACACCTTTGAGATTCAAGTTCTTGAAGGCATGACTTTTAGTCAAAACACTACTGTTGACACAGTTACACTAAACGAAGCTGGTGCTGCACCTGCTCGTGGTCAGCGCAGTTTTAACACTGCACTTGAGCCACTAGATTTTACGTTCTCAACATACTTACGTCCTTATGTAAATCCAGGTACAGATACTGTTTTAGGCACAGGTACAGACGATTATGTTACTTGTGAAGAAAGACATTTGTGGAATGCTTTTGGTGGGTCTATTGCAATTGGTAGCGCTGGTGCTGCTTGGACAAATGGTACTGCATCTAATACAGCAACAGCACCCGGAATTTTTACAGTAGCTAACTCTAACAAACACCAATTACAAGCCTTTGGCTTGATTGTTGTATTCGATGATCTTGCTTATGCTCTTGATAACTGTGCTTTAGACACAGCTACTATTGACTTTGGTATTGATGCAATTGCTGCCATTCAGTGGGCTGGAAAAGGTAGTTTAATTCGTCAATTAACACTTACAGCTGGTGTAGCTACAAACAATGAAGTTCTTTTCACAGGCGGAGACGTTACTACTACTCCTGGAAACCCTGCTGACAAAGCTTTAGCTAAAAATACAGCCGCTAAGTTTATCACAAACAAGCTAACTGTGCTACAAGTTAATGATGCAATCAATTCTTCTGCTACAACCAGCGACTACAGTGTTCCAATTACTGGTGGTTCAATTACCATGAGTAATAACTTGACATATTTAACTCCTGCAAACCTAGGTGTTGTTAATCTTCCTATCACGTATTTTACAGGTACACGTAGTGTTACTGGTACATTGACTGCTTACTTACGTAGTGGTAGTGCTGCTACTGGCGGATTGTTAAAAGGGTTGATTGATAGCGCTGCTACCGAAATTAACCCAAGCTACGCTATTAACATCCAAATGGGTGGTGTTACTGGTACGCACGTAGACGTAGGATTACCTGCAGCTATGTTGCAGATCCCAACAGTTAATACTGAACAAGTTATTAGTACTACATTAACGTTTACTGGACAAGGTCACAGCGGTGCTACTGGTAGTGAAGTATTCAATATCGATAGCTCCAATGAAGTTACTGTCAAGTACTACGCAACAGCTTAAGCTGTAAATTTAACAGCAGGTGCTGGGTTGATCTCCAGCACCTATTTTTAGACTCTAGAAAAATAATATCAAGGAAACTCATGGCACAAGAAATTAGCCTGAAATCATTACTAGTCCCAAGCAAAACAATTGAAGTAGACTATCCAGGATTCTCTGGATTTAAACTACAAATCAATTTTATTAGTCGTGATAATTTAATTAACTTACGTAAAAAGTCCACAAAAACTACATTCAAAGGTCGTCAGACTCAAGAAGATTTTAACGAAGACTTATTTTTAGAATTATACGTTGACGCAGCTATTCGTGGCTGGTCCGGCCTAAAGTTCAAGTATGTTGATTTGTTAGCACCAGTAGACGTTAGCAAGTTTGATCCTGAAGACGAACTTGGCTATTCAAAAGAGAACGCACTGATGCTTATTAAGAACTCTACAGACTTTGATAGTTTTGTTAGCGAAAGAGTAAACGACCTGGGAAACTTTGCGACGAGCAATTAACTGAAGTAAAAGAACAGTTAATTAGCTATATGCAAAACGGGGCTGTAGCTATGACCAAAGAGCAATACTTTGATATGTGCGAGCAGCTTGGCTCAGAACCCGTTGAAAGTGAAATACCAGTTGAATTTGATGATTTTGCTATAGAGGTTCAACTCGCACTTAATATTTATAGAATGTTAAGAGATGAGTGGGAATACATGAATGGGACTTATTTAGGAAAAAACTTAAATGGGATCTTTGAACTTTTTGACGTCTACGAGGTAAGTCCTCGAGACAAAAAGTTCTACCTTGAATTAATTCACATGATCGATTCTACAAGAATAGATCAGATTAGAAACTCTAAACCAACAGAAAAACCCGCTACGTAAAACATAGCGGGTTTTTTATTGCTAAAAATTTTTTGGTTTGACAAAAGAGTCCTATAATGTTATAATGATACCAAACAATTATTTAATTGTTACTTTAATAGCCTGGGAGAGTTTATGGCAGGAAATACAATCCATATCAATGTAGAAACAACCGACAAGGGCGGTACTACAAGACAGCGTACATCAGAACAAAAAGAATATAACCACGAGCTTACAAGAGCAGCTGAACTAAGTCGTAAGGCTGCAGCAGCTAATGCTGGTTATCGTTCCAAGGGAGAAGGCACGGAATACAATCGCGGCCGTGGCACAATGGGAGCTACTGGAGCGAGTGCACGAGACTTTGCGAAAGAATCGCGCGGTCTTGGGGGATTGGTACATGTATACGCAACAGTTGCAGCTAACCTTTTTGCAGTTACAGCTGCTTTTGGTGCATTAAAAGATGCCGCTAATACTACTAATATGGTTAAGGGCATGAATCAGCTGGGTGCTGCAAGTGGTATGGCTCTTGGCAGTATGTCCCAAAGATTCGTAGAAGCAACAGACGGAGCTGTTAGTTTACGCGAAGCAATGAGTGCAGTAACTAAAGCAAGTGCCGCGGGATTAAGTGGAAAACAAATTTTAGAAGTAGGTAAAATTGCTAAAAGTGCTTCACAGGCATTGGGCATAGATATGACTGATGCTGTTAGTCGTCTAAGTCGAGGTATTACTAAGTTAGAACCTGAACTATTAGACGAACTGGGTTTATTTACTAAGATTGGGCCAGCTACGGACGCATATGCAGCCAGCATAGGTAAGAGTGCGGCTAGCTTAACAGACTTTGAGCGCCGTCAAGCGTTTGCTAATGCTGTTTTAAAAGAAGGTAGAGATAAATTTGGCGATATTGAGCTAGACGCCAATCCTTATCAAAAATTAGAATCAAGCATACGTAACTTAGCTACAGCTGGTTTAGAATTGCTTAATAAATTCTTAATACCGCTGGTTACTGTATTTACAAACAATACTCCTCTATTAATCGGAGCACTGGGACTTTTTGCAGGTAAATTAGTTAACATGGCAATACCTGCATTAACTAGCTGGAGAGACGAGTTAGTTAAAAGTGCAAAAACTGCTAAAGATAAAGCCAAAGAGATTAATGAAAGTTTTGCTAATAAAAACGTAGAATCAACTTTAGCAAAATTTAACTTACCTGAATTACAGAAAAATTTAGATCAAGCTAAATCTCAGTACGCAAAAGCCGCTAAAGATATTGATGACATTCAGAAAAATCAAGGTTTACGTAGTACGAAAACTACGCAAGCTATGCAGGCAGGCACTTATGGCAATGATCCCAAAGATTTTGCTCGTACTCAGGCTCAAATTAATGACTTAAGTAAAAAAGGTACTGCTGAAGCTGCCGCTTACGCTGATGCACTACAGCGAGGAAAGCAATCTAAGAAAGACATATTAGACCTTACAAAACAAATTAGTAGTGCAGAAAATCAAGCAGAGCAGCAGTTCCAGAAAAGTAATATGGAAGAAGCTATGCGTAAACGCATTAGCCAAAGAGCTGGTGCAAGAGCAGAGCGATTAGATATTTTAAGTAATGTTGGTGCAAATTTACAAGCAGGCGGATGGAGCTATGCTATTTCTGAGTTAGACAGAGGCTTAAACAAAGCAGTAGATTTAAAAGGCTGGGACAAGTTGAGAACTCGTGCAACTGGCTGGGCCGTTGCTGGTGCTGCACAAGTAGGTATGTTTGTAAGTTCGCTTGGAAAAATAGGAGCAGCACTAGCTATTCTAGGAGGAGTAGTAGCAGCTATAGACGCAGTATTTGGTAAAAATGCTGCACAAGCTGCTGAATTTGACTCCGCAATAAAAGCTTTAACTAGTACAATAGAAACAGGCAACAGTGTAATGAAAAAGTATGGGGATACAATTACTGTAGCCTCGTTATCTGCCAAGGCAAATAATTTTAGAGAGTTAGGCGACGACTTAGATAACTTAACTATTAAATTAGACAGAGCACTAGAAAAACAAAGTGGTTGGGATAGGTTTAAAGATAACTTTTACGGTATTTTTAACTTTGACATGGGTACACAGTTTGCTGATAAAGCAGCAGAAGCTATCAGTCAGCAATTAAAAATGATACCTGAAGGTGAGATACGTGACGAGTTAGTGTCTAAAATCCAAGCTATTGCGGGTGCTGGCGAAGCTACAGAAAAAGACATAGCAAAAGCACTGCGTGCAAAAAATAATAAAGATGCTCTAAAATCTACTGAAGAAATAAATAAGCTATTTGCTAAGCCCAGAATGAGTGCGCTAGCTTTAGCAGAAGCAAGTAAAGATGTTGGCACAGCACTAAAAGAAGCTAATGATAAACTACAAGCATTGTTTCAAACACTTGCAGTAACAGATACTTTTGCACTATTTGGTCAAAGTTTAGTACAACTAGGCTTAAAGCTACAAATAGCTTCCAAAGAAACTTCAAGTACTGGTGCCAGTATTAAAAAGCTGTTAGACAGTACCGAAAACAGAAAACTTATTAATCCGGATAATTTTGCACAGTTATTAAGTTTAAACGACCAGTTTGACAAAGCCTCAGCATCAGTAAGAGACTACGAATCACAAATATCCGCAACAGAAAAAACAATAAATGGCTTAAAGAGAAGTATTAGTTTAGGCGGTGGCGGAGTACAGGGCAGACGCGTTCTTGAATCGGAATTAGTAAAACTAGAAACTAAGCGAGATGAGTTAAAAGTTAGACTTAATATTGACAAAAGTAGTATTAACGATATTCAAGCAGAAATTAACAGAATGTCTAAAGAAACCATTCGTAGTGGTTATGACATTATTTTCAAGACAGCAAACCTAGCTTTAGAAAAAGCTCAAATAGCAACACAAAAGTATTTAGTTTCTGGTACTTCAAGTGCTGGAGCAGCAAGAGCAAATACTAGTTTAAGTCTACAAGAAATAAGTGTACAACAAAGACAGTTAACCGCAACAAGTACATTGTCTGACAATATGTTTAGAAACAACGTATTATTAGAAATGCAGATAGCTGATAAAGAAGCTGAAAAGATTAGAGCCGCTGCTGCAAGCGAAGGCAGAGGTTTAAGCGGAAAACAATCCGAAGAAGTAGAATTGCTAGAAACTCGCAGTAAGGAACTGAAAAAACTAGCCGGAATGAAAGACATAACTCAAAAAGGTGCTCAAAGCCTTACGGATGAGAAAGCACAATTACTTGCCCAAGAAGGTGTGATGAAAAAAATGGGCACTGCTTCACAGCAGCAACAGTTAGCAGAGCAAGCTAGACTTGTAATAATACAAGGTGCAATAGCAGTAAAAGCAGCAGAACTTCAGCTTGATACAGAAAGTATTAAAGGCCGGCAAACTTTACTGGGGCTGGATACTAAAATATTTGAGCTTAGTACTAGTGGTCTTGCGTATTTAACTGATACAGAGATGAAACGTAAAAATATCTTAGAAACAGAAAAGTTATTTTACGATCAAACTGTTGCTAGAAAAACAGTTGAAGATGAAATTGCTATACTAACAGAGAAACTAAAAAATGCTAAAGGTCCTACTATAGCAGGTCTTAAGGCAGAAATAAATCTTAAACTACAACAATTAAATCAGCTAGATCAACAAGAGATTAAAGAGTACACTATTCTAGGAATACAACAAAGACAAGCAAAAACTGCAAATACTTACGCAATAATTAACAAATCAATGCGAGAAGGCTTTGAGTTAAGCCAGTTACAACGTGATACTGCTATTGATTTGACCAATAATGAGTTTGACCTATTCCAACAGCGAGTACAACTGTTTAATTTAACTGGTGATCAATATTTAGCGGAAGAAAAAACTTTTAAATTGCGCTTGTTAGACCAACAAAGTCAAAATGATACTATAAAAGCTGCTCAATCTTACGCTCAGAAATTGATGAAAATTGCAGAAGACGAACAAAAAGCAAAAGATGCAGACTTCCAAGCAGATCTTACTCGCTACAATGAAGAGAGAGCTGCTATGGGTGTTTTTTACGACGCAGAATTAGCTCGTATAAATCAAAATACTGCTGCAAAAAAACAAGGTTATGATTTACAGTATTCTATGAGTCTTCGTATGCAAGCATACGATGCAACCTTTCAACAAGCTATGAGTAATATGTCTGATGCTATAGTACAAATGGTAATGACTGGTAAAGGAAGTTTTAAAGACTTAATTAATAGCATGATTGCTGACTTAATTCGTTTTGAATTAAAGCAACAAATGATGGCTGTGTATGGAGAGGGCGGTATTGGTGGTGTAAGAGGCATATTCAAAATGTTTACTGGTGGTGGTGGCGGTGCTGGCACTTTAGATGTAACACAGGCAGCAGCTAAAGGATACTATGGAATGGCTAAGGGCGGAGTATACGACGCTGGATTACGAACCTTTGCCAAAGGTGGAACATTTACTAACTCTGTTGTAGATTCTCCTACTATGTTTAAATTTGCAAAAGGTACAGGCTTAATGGGTGAAGCAGGACCAGAAGCCATTATGCCCCTAAAGCGCGACAGTAACGGTAATCTTGGAGTTCGTTCAGATAGTAATAGCGGTACTAAAGTTGATGTGGTTGTTAACAACTACTCATCTGAGAAAGCAACTACTACAGACACAGTTGACTCTAAAGGCAATCGTAAGATTGAAGTTATTGTTGGAGATATGGTAGCAGATCAACTATCAAGAACAGGCTCTGCATCTCAACAAGCCTTAACAAGTAGCTACGGACAGCGTCCCTCAATGGTAAGGAGATAATATATGCCAATTGCATGGCCAGCAACATTGCCGCAAGTGCCACAAAAGGGTTTTCAGGAGACTGTGGGTGTTAATATCATCCGCAGTCAAACTGATGCAGGCCCAGCTAAACAGCGCAGGCGAGCAAGTCGTCCTAATGAAATGACACTATCATTTATTATGACAACTGAACAGTGTGCTAGATTAGAAACTTTTATTAAAGACGATATAAAGGGTGTAAGTCGTTTTACATTCCCACATCCAAGAAAATTGGGTACTACAATAGATGCCAGGATTATTCCTGGCGGTAGTGGTGAATTTTTTACACTTCAATATATTGCACCAGGTTTTTGGTCTACTAGTTTAAAAATGGAAATAATGCCATGAGTCGCTTAACCCGATTGTCTCCACAAGCCATACGAGCAATGTATGGCTCGGAAACAGATCAAGCAATAATTATGCTTTTAACTGTTTTTGATCCAGTAAATAACATAGCAGTCGTTGGACGTATCGCCGACAGTTTTATTGGTAGATTACCAGCTTTAACTACTGAGCTTGAAATAGTATATGGTGTAACAAGTCGAGGTAATGATTACTATTTTTTACCAATGGAAATAGCATTACCAGGCGAGCAAGAAGTAGGCGTAGGTAACTCCAGCATAACTTTAAAATATGCTTCGCCTGAACTTATTGCCCAAATTCGCAATACTCTTACAAAACCAACAAAAATACTAATAGAGCTAGTACTTTCTGGCTCACCTGACACTGTTGAAGCTAGTTTCGCAGATTTTTATATTACCAGTGTAAGTTATAATGCAGATCAAATTAGCTTAAGTTTAGACATGATTAATCTAAGCAGAGAGCCGTTTCCTTGCTATAACTTTACACCTGGTTACTTTCCAGGACTATTTTAATGAACTATAATAAATATATTGGTCTGCCTTACAAAGATAACGGCAGAGATATTGATGGAATAGATTGCTGGGGGCTTGTTTATCTTTACTACAAAGAACAATTAAATATTGATTTACCAAGCTATGTTGATGAATATAATGGCCCTTATGACACTAACGTCACAAGGGCTATTAGTCTTTATAAAGACGCATGGAACAAAACTACTACACCTGCACTAGGTGATGTAGTGTTATTTAATATCTATGGAGAGCCCGCACACGTTGGCATCTACGTAGGTAACAACAAATTTTTACACTGCCGCGAAGGTCGCGACAGTGTGGTTGAATCGCTGTCCAATATTAAGTGGAACAAACGTTTAGACGGCATTTACAAATACAGCAAAAACACACAAATCGAAGTTGTGGGCAGACCCCATCCACTAAAAACAAACGTATATCACGAGTGGACAGTTGCAGGTACAACTGTCGAAGACTTTGCGTTATTCGTACAAAGCAAGTATCATCTTAGCCCCGAGTATACAGATAGATTAGTAATTGTAGTTGATGGCGTTCCAATTGCCAAAGAAGACTGGGTAACTACAGTTGTAAAAGCTGGACAAACTATTGCTTATCGCGCAGTACCACAAGGTCGTGATACGTTTAAAATGTTGCTTATTCTTGCAATTGTTATCATAGTCCCAGAATTACTAACAACTGGAATCCCAGAACTGGAAATAGTAGGATTAGGGCTGTCAGGGATGCAAGCTAAAGTTGCTACCGTGGCTGTTACAATGGCATCTATTGCACTAGTAAATGCAATTATGCCTATACGTCAGCCTACAACTAATGATCCTGGCTCCCCTAATGCTTTAAACCTATTTTCAGGTACAAGCAATCAAGCAAATAAATTTGGACCTATCCCAGTTGTTTTAGGCAAAGTTAGAATGACAGCAATGTTAGCTGCATCGCCTTATATTGAAACTATGCCAGATACAACCCTTTTAAATCTACTGGTTACTTGGGGTTTTGGTCCGCTTTCAATCAATGATATCTCTGTTGGCGCAAACCGCCTTGAAAATTTATATGAAGGTTTGGCTATGTCCTTACCTAAGCCGGAAACGCTATACGGGCGTCCAGAAGAAAATCAAACAGCGTTTAATGATCTTTACGGTTCTGATGTAGAGCAAGCTCCTGCAAAATCCGTTGAACTAGTTAATAATGCCACAGACGGAAATCCTTGGCAGTATATATTTTTTAATCAACAGTCAACACGTGTTGACGTAGCATTTACCTTTCCAGTAGGTATGCGAACTATTAATAAAAAAGACGGTAAAGTTACCCCAGCTACTGCTGGAGTTCAAATTCAGCTTGGTAAATATAATGGCACTACTTGGGATTTCGAAGATACTCCTGCATATTCTTTAGGTGCTTATAATTCTAATCAACTTAATTCAAACGCATATACAACAACACTTACTAGACCAGGTACAGTAAATCGATATAATTCTATTAGTGGTAATTACGAAGATATTAGTTTATACCAACACATAGTTTTTGCAATGCTTCCTGGCGGAGGCGTACAACGTTATAACGGTGCTGCAACAGACGTTTTAAACGGCCCTCCTAGTGCTACAATGATAGCAGAATATAAATCAGGAAGTTATGCGAGTCTTATAGGAGACGGCGGTACATATACCCATTTACCCCAGGTACCTCCTAATGCATTAAAGCTTTATACAGTAGTTATGACGAATGGGGGCATAATCACGCCTGTTACGTCACATTTAAGTAGTTATGTTGGTTATAACGGATTAGAATTAACACCTACGCCCTTAACAGAAACTGTTCAAGTTGGCAGTGGCGACGGAGTTACGGATCAAATAAACTTAATTGCTACTAAAATTGCTATTCAAGCAGGTAGAGTCTGGAACGATGTTAGTCCTCCTGGACAAGTAACTGCTTCAGCAGCTACTCCAATAGAAATATTTAATTCTACGCAATACACGGGTGTAAACAGCACTTTTGGTAAATATAGCGGTTGGAGCAGTTTTTTACAACTTTATGGCATACGCCCCACAAATTATGTTGGTAACTTATTTGATGTTTTAAATATAACTAAAACAGTTAACTTCCCTTATACAGGGTACTATGATATTGAAGCTGCTGCAGACGATACTGGCGGCGTTTACATTGACGAGAAACTAATAGTAACTATGCCTATGAATAGTTGGCGTGAAACTGTTACAAGTAATGTATACCTTCAAGCTGGCGACCATACTGTTAAATTAGTTGGTGGCAATGAAGGCGAACGTGACATGGCTACCGCAGTTAGAATAACTTTTACCAAGTCTGGTTTAAATACTATAGCTACAACACATACAGAAATAGTATTTGGAACTTCTGGAGTATCTAAGTCTCGAAAAGATGCTTTTGGATACACACAGTATTTTACTCAACTACCTAAAGCACGATATGCTGTTAGATGTCGACGCGCAGACGACGATACATCCGAAGAAGGTGATTTTCAAAGGTATTCTAAAGTAATATTTTTTACAGCGGCTTGCTTTGACAATACAAGACCTACTGTTAATCCACCAGGAACTTATCTAGCTAAAACTGCTATTCGTGTGCAGAGTACAAATAAAGTTAACGGCTCAGTAGATGGAATAAATGCTTTAGTTCAAAGTATTTGTTTAGACTGGGATAAGGCTACACAAAAATGGCTAAGCAGACCTACCAATAATCCTGCAAGCTTATTTGCCTATGTTTTAATGCACCCAGCTAATGCGTATAAAATAAGCGCATCAGAAATGGCTACTAAAATAGATTTAGCTACTTTGCAAACTTGGCACGAATTCTGTGCAGGAAATAATCCTTCTAATGCTCCGCTAACTTATAATAACATTATTACTAATAGTATGAGTGTTATGGATATGCTGCGAGATATTTGTGCAGCAGGCTTAGGAAGTCCAATATTTTTAGATGGTAAATGGTCTGTTGTAATTGACAAACCTAGAGCGTATACTACTCAATATTTTACTCCACACAATAGCTGGGGTTTTGAATCTACAAAGTTATTACCAAGACTGCCACATGCTTTCCGAGTAACTATTGTAGATGAAGAGCAAGCTTATCAGCCTACTGAGCATATTATTTATAATTATGGATATAATCAAGATGGTACTGGCGGTAAAACAATAGCAACACTATTTGAAAGTATAACTTTACCTGGCGTAACCAATGCTAACCAAGCACGCTTCTTGGCTAGATGGCATCATGCGCAGTTAAAACTACGCCCTGAAACCTATACCATAAATACTGACTTTGAGTACTTAGTATGTAATCGAGGAGATGTAGTTAAAGTAACTCATGATGTTCCGCTATGGGGCGTTGCTTCAGGTAGGATAAAAGCTATCGTTAATAGCACCACATTAGAATTAACAGAACCTGTTAGCTTAACTCATGGAAAAACCTACAGAATATTAGTTCGAGTAAACGATAAGACTAAGCCTAACGGCACTACTAAAACAATAGATTTAGCAGCTACTAGTCCTACGTTAACTGCGGGTAACACAGTAACCGTTAGTACTATTAAACTAGTTTCATCAGCACCTATTGTTGCAGGGGATAGTTTAGAGGCAGACAACTTATTTATGTTAGGTGAAATCGGGTATGAAACTCAAGAATTAGTAGTTCTAAATATAGAGCCAACAAGCTCAACAGGAGCAAAATTAACTTTAGTTGATTACGCACCTAGTATTTATACTGCTAATCTATCAGAGTTATTAAGCTACAGTGCCAACACTACTTTAGCTAACAACGACATTGTTAAAAACAGTATTACTCAAGCACCAATAATTGCTCAAGTAACTAGCGACAGTGTATTAAGTGAAGCTATTTCTGGTGGAACTTATCAAAACGTTGTACTTGTTAGTTTTTCAAATCCTGCGGATTTAACTCTTCAAGCAGAACAAATTGAATCACAAATTATTCCAGGAAACAGTGATTTTGGAAGCGATAATTTAACACAACTATACCGTGTTGACAAATCTGTTAGTAGCTTAACTGTTAATGGATTAACTACAGGCGGCGTCTATAAGATACGTGCAAGATATAGCAATAAATTAGGAAATGTTGTAGGACCATGGTCTGATATTTTCTATTTTACAAATGCTGGAAAAACGTTAACAGGATCAATCGCACCACTACTAACTTTAGACTTAGATGGTCCTGAGATTGTTGTAACACCAGACACTACATTACAAACACCTGATTTTGATACTTATGAGTACAGGTTGTATAAAGATACGGGTGTAGAAGACTTCTGGGAATTAGTTCCAAATCCAGCAACAAATAATATTACAGTTAAGCAAGAAAAAGGCGTAGCTAGGTTTGATCTTCGTAAACAACCAAGACCTAGATTGTCAGCAGCCGGGGTTACTTATCGAGTAGCTTGCAGAGCAAAAGATAGACAAGGTAATTACAGTACTACAAGTACTTTAGGAACAATAGTTGTTAAAACTATTATTTAAAGGATAAGCATGGCGGCATTTTTATACCCAGGCGTAAAATCATTACAGCTAGTATTAGACAGACCCTATGATACTATTAGAACTACAGATGTCAGGGATGACCTAGTAGCTATAAAGGTTTGGTATTCATTAATTAGTGGATTCAATCCTAATAATGCAGAAGGCACACTTGTGCCTTCTGGCAATAGCTTAAACGTAACTATTCCTAACTTAACTCCGAATACTCGGTATTATGTAAAGTATGCTTTTGTTAGTGCTATTGACGAAGATGAAGTAGACCCAGTAGGCCCCACAGGTCCTGGATCTTATACTGTTTCTGCTCAACTAACAGCAGTAGTACTGGAAGAAAATATAAGTGTCTACGGATACTTAACAAACGACCCTGTACCTATTGTTACAGCAACTGATGGTACTGGAGGAGATTTTTCTAAGGCTACGGGTGTTTTTAAAGTTTTTAACTTAAGTACTGAAGTAACTGGTGGAATAAATATTCCACCATTTGGCACAGGACCCGTATACTCTATTAAAGCAGGAAGCGTTGACAGCATTGTTGGAGCAACTATAGATGCCGCTACAGGCGTTTATAGTTGTACTGGTTTAACAGAAGATGGCGGCAATGTTACCTTTAGAGCAGTATATAATAATATTACCGTAGAACAAACATGGAATGTTTACCGTGCATTAGCAGGCGAGACAGCACCACTAATTCAACTTAGTACACCCAACAAAGAATTTATCTACAAAGATCAATTTGCTACAGTTTCTCAAACTCCTTCTACAACTATAACAGCAAGATTAGTTAACTTAACGGGTATACCAGTATTTACAGTTCAAGCTTTTGCACGCGATAATACTACTACACCTATTGGTAACATTGCATTTACTCAAGGCACAGGAGTAAATTCAAACAAAATAACAATTACACGTGCACAGTTTGATTTGTTAGGAATAACAGTTGGTACTGCAGTAGTTACTGCTACACTTGGTGACGTAAACGATGTTATAACTCTTTATCGTATTAATGACGGCACAGAACAAATCACAGTTTATCTATCAAACGAATCTCATGGAATACCTGCCTATACAGATGGAACAACTACTCTAAGTAGTTATGTTGGTAGTGGTACTAATATTCAAGTCAAGCAAGGTAATACTTATTTAGATGTAGATAATAATAGTCCGTTTGCAGATGGTACTTGGACTGTAAGCACTATTACTTCAAATGGAATTGTATGTGACACAACGCCCTCAGTTGGTGGTAACTATATTGATTATGACCGTCACGCATCTATGGACAATGCACTAGATGTGGCTACTATTGATTATACGATTACTGGCAAAACAACTAGCGGTGTGGCTTTTAGTATAGTAAAGCGTCAAAGTTTTACAAAATCAAAAGAAGGCGTTGCAGGAGCCACAGCACGTTCTGTTAATTTAACTGCTGCTAGACAAGCTTTTATAACTGAAAAAAATTCAACAGTAGTTGCACCAAACACAATCACACTAACAGCTATTCAAAGTAATTTTGTTAGCCCACAATATACCTGGTTAGTTGACAATGTTGCACCAGATGCAAGTGTTGGATTAGCTAGCGGCAATACTTTTGTGCTAAACAAATTTAATCCGCTTGGTGTAAAAGTAGTAAAAGTAACAGTCTCCGAAGGCACTTTTAGCGTATTTGATACATTTTCTGTATACAGCTTTCGCGAAGGCGATGATGCTTTTATAGTTGGTTTAAAAAACGAAAACCAAAACATTAGCTGTGATAGTGCTGGAGATGTACTTCCAGGGCAGTTTCCTTTTACAACACAGATGTATGCAGTATTAGGCGGAAGGTTTTTAACTAGCACTACAGTACCTATACCTACATTTGCAGCCGTCAGTTATAACGGCGGAAATAATACTACTTACAGAATAGATGGAAACGGCGTCATTACAATTGATAGCTTAGATGAACAGTTTGGTGAGGCCGTATTTAGTGCAACCGTAAATGGTGTTACACTAAGTAAAACACTAAACTTAAACAAAACTTTTGACGGTGCCGATGCTTCTGTGGTTAATGTTACAGCAAGTACACAAGCATTTATTGCAGCAAAAAATACTGAAGTAATTAGTCCTTCAACAATCACACTAACAGCTACTGCTTTTAATGTGGGTGCTGCTCCAAATTATGCATGGAGTACGTCTACTAACGGTGGTACAACTTTTACGCCTGTTCAAACAGGTACAAGTGCAGTATATTCACTAGCAAGTTTTACAAGTGGGACTACAATAGTAAAAGTTGTAGTTACTGGCGGTGTTACAACAGTATTTGATCAAATTACTATTTATTCACTAAAAGACGGTAGTGATGGTATTTCTGGTGGCTTAACAAATGAAAATCAAACTATTAGTTGTAATAGTGATGGTACACCAATAGCTAGTCCGTTAAATTTAAACAGTGAGTTTATAGTTTTTCGCGGTGCAACTAGATTAACTAGTGCTAATGGCGTTGTGTGGTCAAAAATATCTGATGTAGGTATGACTAGCGATATTGTTACAACAACTGGTGCTATAACAGTATCAAATATTAGTGCTACTACTGCAAGTGCAACATATAGAGCTGCTATTACCGTTAACGGTGTAGTAACTAACCTTGATAAGATTCTTACACTAAATAAGTCAAATAATGGTCTTACTGGCGAAGGTACTACGCAAATATATACTCGCTACCCTATTGGATTTGGAGGCAGTGGGCCTAGTACACCAGCAACAGGTACTCTTACAGCTACCTTAGCTTTAACTAATCCTCAGTGGTCTCAAACTATAGCAGGAACTACAGGAACAAACCCACTGTGGACAAGTTTTGGTACTAGAGCAGCTGGTGGTATAATATATACTTGGCAACAACCAGTGCTTGTTGAAGGCCAAACCGTAATAAATCCGCCATTAAAAAATGCAACTGGTTATCTGTATTATGATACGGCATCTGCAACTGCACCTGGGCAACCATCGGCTGTAGAAAATTCTTATGATTTTGCGTTAGGAATATTTGGTTCAGCAGGCAGTGGCAGACAGTACTTTAGCGGAATTACTACAGGTTGGTCTAATACGTTTTCAATATCAGATCAACCAAGTGGAAAAATGTGGGCAGTTCGTTACAGTGTACAAGAAACTACCGCAGGTTCTGCACACACTATATCAATCAGCGCACCATTTACACATCAAAACTTTAATGGTTTAGTAACCTTTACTAATATTGATACTCAGGTAGCAGGTACTCAAACTGTTAGTAGTCTTAATACTGCTATTGGTACAAAAGTAACTGGAAGTGAAGCTACAGGGTTAGCAAATACTGCTATTGCTGGCTCAACTGTTATTGCTGGTAAAGTAGCTAAAACTGATATCTTTACTACAAATACGACAACTATTGATGGTGGTAAAATTACTACCGGTAGTATTAACGCTAACCGATTAAATATTGGTAGTAATACTGCTAACAATATTAATAGTAACCGCATCGTTATAGATGGTGTAAATAATAACATCAGAGTATATGCTGGAGGTAATCCACGAGTTATTATAGGTAATTTGACTGAGCCTCCAGGCGGATGGCCAGGCGCATTTACACCAACAAGTTAAAGGACGCGTATGGCATATGGAATGCAAATTTACAATGAAGATAATACTCTAGCATACGACTCCTCCAGCCCTGGAGGAGTTTTTGTGCAGTTTGTTACTTTGCCTAATGATAGTACTACGGGGACTAATATATTTAACTTAAGTTCGAACTATAATGCCATGACTATTCAGCTATTTATAGTATCTAGTGGTGATCATGATATTTATTTACAACAGGGAAATATTGAAAGTGGACAAAATCCTAAAATATTTTGGAATAACACTACCAATGCCAATTTTTTACGTAAACCAACTATTATAATGGTACTTGCCAAATGAGTTATGGATTTAAATTTTTAAATGACAGTAATCAAGTAATCATTGATGACGTTAATGTTAAACCTTGGTTTTGGGGCCAAGCTACGGTTGATTATATTGATAGCACAACAAGCGGGCTAGATGTGCTAAATAATTTTTCGTATATAACTGCTCCTCCTTCTACAAGTTTTAGACCCCCAGACGCTCCAGGTGTTACACAGTGGACTCTTTATACATTAAGGTATATTGTTTCCGCACACCATAATTGTTTTGGTTGTCTAGAACTACCTAATACAACTAATCCAATATATTACCGTATAACAAAAAATCATAGATTAATCGGTGAACCCAATTATATGTATGTTAATGCATACGTACCTAATACGGTAGTACCAACTGCGGCCGATGTACCTAGACTATATATATTTGTAGCTGATCCAGTTCCACTTCCTAATTTAAGTACTGGTTACGGTGTTCATGTATTTAATGCTAGTGGACAGTGTATGTATGACTCCAATAAAAAGCACTTTCAACCAAGATCACTAAATAATATATATATTGTAAATCCCAGAGACCACGTATTTCAATCGGGTGAGGCAGTTCCAGGCGGCGACACATATAATTTAAATTTACCAACAAATGCTGCGTTTTTACTACCAACCGCTACTCCTATATACGCGTATATAGGCACTAATGAAATCAGAGAAGTTACATATCACGCGATTTTTAGGAGAGTTGGTGATATACTACGTATTGGTATGCCAGGTATTAGTGATTATCCTAGTCTTTCTAATAATATAACTGGTCCTGGGTTTTATAATACGTCAGGCTTAGGCAATCAAAATATTATTGTAATAGACACAGCTACTTTAAATGAAGGATATACGCCTCCAAATTTTCCTCCTTCTTATAGACTATCAATAGGTACTATAGCAATTGAGGAAGGTTACTTAAATGAAAATAATTTATACAGAAGAAATGTAACTACTGTAACATTAAATACTGCAGGAGTAGCAAACGGTACTTTAGTACCGTACATAATTACAGGAATTCAAGGCACTGATATAGATGTTCCATTAAATGGTAATTTTGTTATAAGCGGCAATCAAGCTACACTAACTATTCAAGCACTAAGAGATGGGGTAGTAGAATCTCTTGAGACTGCTACTGTAGCTCTTGGAAATGGTTTATCATCGTCAACAGTTAATTTTACAATCAGTGAGGCAGTAAGTTATTCACTATCAAGTTTTATGACCCCTGAAGAAGGTCAATCTATTGCAGTTACACTAACTACCGAAGGACTAGCCAATGGATCAATTGTACCTTATACAACAACTGGTATTACTCAAGCAGACTTAACTGTTGGCACAACATCAGGTAACTTTACAATTTCTAATAACACAAGTACACTAGAATTTAGATTTGCCCGAGACTCTGTAACAGAGAGTGAAACAATGCGTATCTTTGTTAACGCAAATCAAACAAGTTTAAGTATTCCAATAACTGACGTTCCCGCAGGCAATGAAGTCTTAACACTTAGTCCTAGTACTTTTAATTATAATGATCGTATATCACTTACTATTACTGGTGGTACTCCTAACGGATCTTTTGAGTTTCAAAATCTTCCACAGGGGGTAGATCCTGTATATGCTTGGAATAATCGTTGGAAGCCTGAATATTCTACAGTAGGAACTGCATACTTTGATGAAAACGGAAACTTCAGTAATCCTCCGTATACGGCCCTTGGACCAACTGGTTCAGACCTTGGAGGTGATCCAAACGCAACAGTTAATCGTACTTTCTGGATATTTACAACAACAACTAAAAACTTCAGAAGTTTTAACTATACTATAATCCCAGAACCTGCGTTCTTTGTTAGTGGCACAGATAATACTCAAGGACCACTATACGTTGATGAAGGCACTACTGGTTATTTTAAAGTAACTACTGCTAATATACCTAATGGAACAGTTGTATATCCTAAACTGATAGGCGGTACACTTTCAGCAAACGACTTTACAAACACAGGTGCTAACGGTATAACAATTCAAAATAACGTAGCTACTTTTCAAATTACTTTTACTGCGGATCAAATGCTTGATGGTGCAACTGAGTCTGCGGAATTAGTGGTACAATATCCCAACGGTACTACAAAAAACAGTTATGGAAACATATTTGTTTCAGATACTTCTTTACCTGCAGCTAGTTATTCCTTAACAAAAGCTATTCCTTCAGGCGATACTGCTAATGAAGGTACTACTGCTTACTTTTACCTTACAACTAATCAAAGCGCTAATCTATACTGGGTTTTAGAAGGCACAGGTATTACCAACGACGATATTGATTACGCAGGTGCATATGATGCAGACGGTAACTATTATAGTTACGGTCCTGATAGATCTGGAATTATAAGTAGTACTTATTACATGCTAACTATTCAGTTTAAAAATGACGTTAGAACAGAAGGAAACGAAACTTTAGTTGTTAATATTAAAACAGGTTCTACGACTGGGCAAGTAGTAGCGTCCGCATCAGTAATTATTGGAGATACAAGCGTATATCCAACAGTAGGAACTCCTGCAGGCGATCCTTATTGTATTGGTACTACACGTTATCAAAATTATCATAATGGTAGTGGCGGTCAGTATAGTAGTGTAATTGCATATAACAGCGTTCTTTGTGGCTATGTACCGCCTGCAAGTTATTCAGTTAGCAGGTATGTTGCTACTGTAAATGAAAATGGATTTCAGTTCTTTACAATAGGACTTACATCGGTTCCTGCAGGAACTCAACTATGGTGGGATATATCAGGTACTAATATTACAACTAACGACATTCAATTTGTTTATCACGATGCTCAAGACGGAAACGGCTGGTTTACCCCTAGTGGCGGTAGTACTTTAAACAATACTTTTACTGTTTACGGTCAAACTGCATATCAAGTTATTATTTATCCCAGAAGTGATTTACAAACAGAAGGAACTGAAACTGCAACGTTTAATTTACGTACTGGTTATAGTGGCGGCCCTTCTGTAGCAAATATCAGCTTTGATATAGGCGACACTAGTACAACTCCTAGTTATAATGAATCAGTTACTATTGTAAGTGATGCTAATAGTAATTATATAGTTCCGCTAAATGGTTATATGACTATTAGTGTAACAGGAGGTATGCCATTTGGTTCTTTTTCTTATGAAAGTACTAATAACGGCGATGCCCAACCAACAACTTTTACAGGTACTGGCTTAACATTAGACGGTTCTGGTAATTTTACAAACTATATTACAGGTGCAACTGCACGAGGCAGTCAAACTGTAGGCGATTTCCGCTTATGGTTTAAGTTTAACTACAACAATAATGTTCGTTCAGCACGATACCAAACAGTTTACGATGCAGGTACAACAAGTGGTGGGCAGTATTGTGTTGGTTATACGCTAACACAAAACTATAACAATGGAACTGGCGGAACATACTCACAAGTAGTTGAATACAACAATGTTGTGCCTTGCGGTTATACTGTACAGTATACGCCAACAAGAACTGCAGTTACTTATAACTATTACAACTATGACTATCAAGGAGATACCTGGGGTATGGATGGTGGTAGACCTTTTGGTGCTGTTACTGCTACTATTGTAACTGGGCCTTATACTGGATTTGCACTTAGCGGAAGTTTTAATGGTTCAGGTCAATATCGTCAGGTAGTTGGTAACTATGGAGCTTTGGCTGTTGGGTTTTACACTATTAACTTTACATTTCCAGGACAAGATGCTTATTACCCTAGTAATTACAGAACTATAGTAGCATACTTCTATGTTCAAAATGCTAGCGCTGGCGAAGGCGGTGTAATACCGTAAAAACTAAAAAATTCTTGTAACCAAAATACCCTGTCCATTATATGGGCAGGGTATTTTTTTGCATTGACAACTTACCGCCCTTGTGGTATAATATACCAAAATGTCAGAACGTTTCAATATTTTTTCTTGACAAGCTTTTAACTAGATGTAAAGGGCGGACCTGCCGTTTGGATTATAATTAAATATACAACCACTGCTAATAAGGAGATCTGATTATGGTGGAGATTAACGACCACAGCCTCATTCAGACAGTTTCACTAGTTGCGTTAGCAGTTGTTGCTTTCTCAGTTGGAATACAGAAACTGCTAAAAGACTGGAAAAGTACTAATGCAGAAACTAGCGTAATTACTTTAATGCACACAGAGCTAGAGCGCATGAGTGAACAAAACGGCTTACTAGCAACCGAATTAAATCGCTTGCAACAAGAAATGATTTTACTTAATACTCAACTAGCACAGTTATGCATTGAAAACCAGCAACTACAAACAGAAGTTGTTGCACTAACTGAAGAAGTTAATAAGTTTAGAGTATCAGCTACTATAGCAGCAGCTAAAAAGGTTAAGGTGGGCTAATGCAACCAGCAAAAATTAACTATAAAATCTATCAAGGCAGCACTTTTCAAGAGACATTTCGTTGGGAATCAGAAACAAAAGTTTATGTACCAATTTCGTCTATTGCAAAAGCAGCCCCTTGCGTAGTTACTACTACCACACCTCACAATCTACCAATAGGCTGGAGATTTCGTGTAGTTGGTGCGGGTGGTATGAAAGAAATTAACTCAACAGGTGAAGAATATCACCTGTCAACCCTTATACCAACCACTACTACTGTAGAAATAAATCAAGTAAATAGTTTGGCATATACTGCGTATACAAGCGGCGGTGTAATAGAGTTTAACCAACCTGTTTCTTTAGCTGGGTATGCTGCACGTATGCAAATCCGTGAAACAGTAGACAGTCCTACAGTAATTCACGAAGCAACAACGCAGAATACACAAATTAGTTTAGATAATACTACTAAAACAATTCAAATTACATTATTAGCAAATGTAACACAAGCTTTTACTTTTTCAACTGCAGTGTACAGTTTAGAACTATATAATGGTAACAATGTAATTCCGTTTATTTACGGAAATCTTACTTTAGTTCAAGAGGTTACTAGATGACAACCGAAGTAATTGTAACACAAAGTAACAATACTAGTATAGTTCAAGAACAACTAGTAAATCGCGTTGTCACAGACGATAAGCCTGCTAGAATTATTACTAGTGGTATGATGCCTCCTCCGGCAGTAAATTCATTGACAAACTCCGCAGACGTTGACGTTAGTCAACTACAAGATGGTGGAGTATTAGTTTATAACACAGCAACAAATATGTGGAAAGCTACTAATTTGCTAGACAAGCAAATTTTTGAAGCTGGTCAATTTTAAAGGATAAGCAATGGCTTCTATTTTAAGAATTAAGCGCAGTGAAACGTCAGGTAATCCTGGGGTACTAGGCGCAGGCGAGTTAGCCTATTCAGGCTTAACCGATAATGGATCAAATGGTGGTGATCGCCTTTATATTGGTCTTGGACTCGAAACTGCAGGAAATGCAGTAAATCACATTATTATTGGTGGTAAGCGCTATACCGACATGGTTGACGCAGCTACTAATCTAAACACAGTAGGCACATTAGTAAAGCGCGATTCAAACGGTGATTTTACAGCACGTCGTGTTACCGCAGATTTAATTGGTAATGCAGATACAACTACTAAATGGTTAAATGCTCGTAACTTGAGTTTAACAGGTGATGCAACTGCTACACTATCAGCAATTGATGGTTCAGCAAATGTGTCAGCAGCACTTACTTTAGCAAATACTGGAGTTACCGCAAATAGTTATGGCTCAGCAACAGAGATCCCTACTTTTACAGTAGACACTAAAGGTCGTTTAACTGCTGCAGGCACTGTTGCAGTTGCAACAAATTTATCGATTGCAGGCAATAGTGGAACAGATACAGTTAGCTTATTAACAGATACACTAACAATTACTGGTGGTACTGGTGTTTTAACTGCTGTTACTAATAACACAGTTACAATCAGTTTACCACAAGCACTTGGACTTACATCAAATGTTACATTTAATGATGTAACAGTGTCGGGTACATTAAATTCAAATGACATTACTGCTGCAAATATTTCTATTGCAGGTAATGCAGAAATCACAGGCAACTTAACAGTCTTAGGTACTGTTACAACAGTTAATTCAACTACTGTTGCAATTGGTGATAAAAATATTGAACTAGCTAAAGATGCTACTACTGCTGCACAGGCAGACGGTGGTGGTTTAACAATCAAAGGCCCAGCAGTTGCAGCAACTTTTGCATATTCAAGTGGTGATGATCGCTGGAATATGAACAAAGACTTAAACGTTACAAACGTTTATGCTGAATTAGTTGGTAACGCTGCAACAGCTACCAAATGGAAAACAGCTCGCAATTTATCGTTAACAGGCGATGCAACCGCTACATTAACAGCAGTTGATGGAAACGCAGCAGTTTCAGCAGCTCTTACATTAGCCACAGTTAACACAAACGTTGGAACTTATGGTGACTCTGTTACTGTGCCAACATTAACGGTAAATGCTAAAGGTTTGGTAACTGCTGTATCACAAACAGTTATTCCAACAGCTACTACCTTAATCAAAGGTTTATCTAAGTTTCTTGCCACACAATTTACAGTTACTGACGGATTAGTCGAACTTGTGCAGGTTGATGGCGGAAGTTATTAAAAGGAGTCGTCATGGCAATTAGCGGATCTATTATTTCAGCCTATGGCTATGACTCTCTTGTAGCTTTTAATGGACAAACAGACATAGTTGTAATTGGTGGAAATGGCGATGGTAGAATTAGTATTAGTAATAGTGTTATAACAGTTACTAATCCAGGTACTAGCTACCCTGAAGGTATTGCAATTATAGGTGGAGGTACAAGAATTGTACTAACTGTTGATCCAGTACTTAAAATACAACTTAAAAGAAGTTCTGTAACTGGAAAAATTCCTACTCAAGCTGATTTAGAAGATGGCGAGTTAGCATTAAATACTGCAGACGGTATCTTGTATTATAAAAACAATCAGGGTAATATCTCGTCACTATCTAGTGGAGGTGGCGGTGGCAGTACGGCACTAACCGAACAAATAGCAACAGAAAAAGCCATTATTATGGCAATTGCATTGGGGTAATATATGGCAACAGTATTTGTAAACGGAATATCACGTGCCGTAGGTACTACCGAAGTAGAAGCTTTTAGTGCAATTGATAAATCAATTGTAATTGGATGTTCAATAACTAATTTGTTATCTACAACAGTTCCAATCACAATTAAATTGCGAAGAAGTGGTGTAGATACTTATATCCACAAAGACAAAAGAATAGAATCGGGCGAGCCATTTGAGCTCATGAAAGGCAACAAACTGGTACTTGCAACTGGCGATAAACTAATTGTTTCATCAAAAGTAGATAGTAGCTTAGACGTTGTATTTTCAATACTACAAGGAGTCTCATAATGGCAGGATTTTATGAAGGCACAGATTTAGCCGACAAAGTGTTTTATGGGTTTCGTCTAGACCCCGACACAGGCAATTTGAATGTAGAAGTTTTAGACGGGGACACTCCAGTTTCACTACCAGAAGATGGTATTATTGATAAGTATGATTACAAACAATGGGTTTGGTCAAAAGATACTATTCAGTTTGAGTGGGGTAACAAAGGACACTTACTTATGAGGCTAATATAATATGAGTCAACTAATTGATCTAGGAAAATTACGCTTCCACTTTGCTGGACAGTGGAGCAATGCCACTACATACGAATCTAATGATATCGTTAAGTATGGTGGTAATGTATACGTATACACATACGCGCTAAAATCAGCGGGTGTGTTACCAACCGACACGGCTTATTGGGCTCTAATGGTGTCTGGTTTTAACTTTATGGGCACTTTTAGTACAAGTGGCAACTATAAAGTAGGTGACGGTATTGCACATGGTGGTGTTGTTTATGTTTGTATCAGGGATGCCGTAAATATTACTCCTCCTAATACAACTTACTGGTCTCGCTTTTTAGACGGTATTCAGTACGAAGGTGAATATTCTAATTCTGTTTCCTACCAAAAAAATGACGTAGTTAAATATGGTGGTTCAATTTTTGTTGCAAAACAAGACGGAACAAATAATTTACCTACAGTTACAGCATACTGGGATAAATTTGTAGAAGGCGTTAGCCCTAACGGTATCTACAACGACGCTACAGCATATAAGCCAAATGATTTGGTTGCTTACGGTGCTAACATTTATCGTGCTAAAGTAGAAACTACAAACAATAAACCTTCTAACACTAGTTTTTGGGAACTGTATGTTGGCGGTATTAAATTTACTGGTAATTTTAGTGCTGTAACAGAATATTATGTAAACGACATTGTTGTATACGGTAATAACGTTTATCGTAGCAAATTAACACAGTCTACTATTCTTCCAACAGTTTCTGCTAACTGGGAATTGTTAACAGCTGGTAATAGTTACAAAGGTGACTATGCTAATGCTACTGCATATTACCAAGGCGACATTGTTAACTATGGTGGAAATGTTTACATTGCGCTTATATTAACTACTGGTAATTTACCTACTGACGCTACAAAATGGCAGTTATACAACTCAGGATTCTCTTATCAAGGAGTCTGGTCTAGCGGAACATCTTATAAAATTAATCAAATTGTAGGCTACGGTGGTTCACTGTATCGTGCAAAATCAGATAATTTAGCAGTAAATCCAACTGTTACAGCAACCTGGGATAAAATTGTCGCAGGTTTTAAAGTTAGCGGTGTATGGTCTACTAGCACACAATACGCTACTGATGAAGTTATTACTTATGGTGGTAATACCTACATCTCTATTTTACCGCACGCTTCTACAGTATTTGCTACAGACTTAGCCGCTAATAAATGGTTAAAGTTTAATGGTGGTATTCGTTGGATGGGTACTTGGAATAGTACTACTCAATACTACAAAGACGACGTTGTAAAAGCAGGTGCCTCTAGTTTTATTGCTAACGTAGATTCGTTAGGCGGTAGTAACCCAGCAGGTGGAACAAACGCAAACTGGAGTAGCTTTGCTACTGGAGCAGAAGGCTTCTTGTCTAAAGACGGCGACGCAATGTTGGGTATGCTTACCCTATATGCAGTTCCTACAGATCCACTGCACGCAGCTACTAAATCTTATGTAGACCGTTTTATTAATGCTACTACTGGTGGTACTGTTTTAGGACCTTTGGTTGCTAGCGGTGTTGCTGCAAGTTATACTGCTACAGGCGGTGCAACTATTAACATTAATGGCGGTAGTTTAAACCTTACTAACGGCACAACGCTTACAACAGACGGAACTTCTACATTAGGCAATACTCGCGTTAGCGGTACACTAGATGTTGACAATGACTTAAATATTGATGGCGGCGACTTAACAGTTTCTGGAACCACATTTAATATAGCTAATACTACAGTTACTACAGTTAATTTAGCTGGTGCAGCTACCGCAGTTAACGTTGGTGCAGCTACTGGTACAACTACTATTAAAAACAATTTGGTTGTTGATGGTGATGTACAGGTTAAAGGTGGTGACATTACCACTAACCAAACAACCGTCAATGTTGTAAACGCAACTGCTACTACAGTTAACATTGCAGGTGCTGGAACTGACGTTCAAATCGGTGCTGCAACTGGTACAACTAATATCAATAACAATGCAGTTATTGACGGAGTACTAGATGTTTTAAGTGGCTCTACAGTTACAAATACAACAGACGATCCTACTGGTTTTGATAATCAACATCCAAATACTCGTGGTAATATAGAATTTAGCGATAACGGTACTCGTGTTTACTCAATAGACAAAGATGGTGCTGTTACTGTTCGTGAAGATTCTAAGTTTGCTACTGGCACACCGTACGAAACTGCTGCAATAGCCAAAACTCTTGCAATTTATCCTGTAAGTGGGCAAACAAAGTTTATTTACTGGATTAGTGGTGTACGTTACGAAAAGACAACACTAATAACTAGCACGCTTGGAAGTATTAATGGATATAACTATTTCTACTTTAGTGGTGCTTCGTTAACAAACGGCACAACACGTACAGACCAAGACTTAGGCGATAAAGCACAAGTTGCTGCCGTTCGCGGAACTAGCCGTAAC